TCGAGCAATACCCCGTTATCAATGCAAATAGAAAGAATGCAACAACCTTACAATGAATTGTTAGAACACATTCTAAATGACCAATACGAATTAGCCCTCAAACAAATGCACAATATGATACATATGTCGGTAGACATGAAAACGATTTGTATAGGAATGCATGATGTTGTAGTTAAGAAAAGTCTGCCAACGCCTAAGAAGTTCAAGTATCTAAGAGTGATAGGTGAAAGTGAATGGAGAAGCACAAACATGACTCCTAAAGTTTTGGCAGCATGGATGATAGGACAGTTGATTTAGATGAAGATATTTGATTTAAACAATGATGGGGTAATAGACAGGCATGATGTAAAGAAAGCAATCATGCGATATGAGTGGATTGTTGTTACAGGATTACTCCTAACAATAGTCCCAATGTTAAACGTGTTAGGTTATACTAACATAGATTCAGATTTCTTTTGGGCGTTAGCAGGTTTATGTTTAACGGTTGAAGGAATCATAGAACTTTACTATGAACAAAAGTATTGGGATAAAATGAATGAACAATTAGCAACGGAGGAAGAGAGATGAACTTTGATGAGTATCAAAAAGAAGCGAAGACATTCGCAATATACCCAATAGATATGAACATCATTTATCCATCTTTAGGGCTTTGTGGGGAAAGTGGTGAAGTTGCTGAGAAAGTTAAAAAATGGATTCGTGATGACGGATTCATAAAGACAATGATGGCTAACCAACCGAGGATGGCTCCAAGAACGTATGAGATAGAAAAAGAATTAGGGGATGTTCTTTGGTATCTAGCGAACTTGGCTACTGATTTGGGCCTAAGTCTAGGAGCAATAGCACAATTGAATCTAGATAAGTTGGAAGATAGAAAGAAAAGAGATGTGATTAAAGGAGAAGGTGATGATAGATGAAGATAAGAATACCGAAAGAAATGTATGACAAAATAAGTAATTGGGCTTTGGAGAATGATATGACATTCGATGAGGCTATTTTGCTTTGTTTTAAGATAGGAGAGGCAGTTGAAGCAACTGATTATAGGGGAGCAATGCAACCTGCATGGTCGCCTCAATATGAGCCTCCAAAAGAGGATGGAGAGTTATGAGAGTAACATTGACATTAGAGAATAGTAGACAGACAACTCTTGAAGAGTTTGGATTTGTATTTGAGTGATTTGATGAAATGGTCTGAATACTTTAGGTTAAAGAAAGAATATAAAAAGAAAAGAAAATATTGGAAGTGAAAATATGGAAGATAAAGTAAATATGGAAATAGCCAAGGCTGCTGAAGTCTTGGGAATAGAGGTTTCTGAAACAGAAACAAAGTATATGGAGATTTGTGAAACAAACAATCTCAACCCCATTGAAGATTGGGCTTTGGCTCTATCTTTGTTTAGACAATGGTTTAGTGGAGCATACGCTTACAAAGATGCACCACCACAAGAATCTAGTGGTAATTCACTAGTAAAGAAAGCATCAGGATATTTCATATCTTTAGATGCTCCTAGAGATATGGCTAAGATGCAGAATGAGAGAATTAAGAATGAATATCTCCGTGATGCAGATACCACTTATTCTCTTGGTAAAGTAGCCGTTGTTCTTGAGCAAGACGGTGGCTATGAGATTAGTAGAATGCATAAGGGCGAAGAACAGATTAAGACTGTATCAGACCTACCAAACAATCATCATGAGATAGAAGTAGGTAAGTGGATTGTTCCACTAGACAGTATGCAACAGTATTCAAGTGGCCCTAATTCAAACTATGGTAGACCATTACCTGCTGAACAGTTTAGACTAGCAGGTGTGTTTATTGGTACTGTTGATGGTAATGAGGGTGTTTATTACTTCTCCTACAAAGGAGATGGTTGTAAGACTTTCAATCCACAGACGTTCCATTATGTGCATTTTGACTGTATTCCTGATAGTAATAATACTGACAGGGTTTATGGTTTTAAGATGGGAACAATGGAAAGCCTAGTGTATAATGCAGATTTATCTGATGATGACCCACGAAAGACTGCAAGCCCATCTGTATCTGATTTACAGAATCACATGATGGAAAATGCAATGTCACACTATTGTAGTCTATCAGATATAGCAAGGCATCATTCAGAATCAGAAGGCAAGCCGTATGCTCAAAGGTTTGTTATTACTGATGGTTCTGTATCTAGTGTTAACATGACACCAAACAGTATTGGAACAAGAAGGATAACTGTAAGCGATTTGAATTCTGACTTCGATTATGATGGTGGTTCATGGGCGGGAACAACTTGTTGGATTCCCGCTAACATTGATATTGACTTTGGTATTGGTTCAACATTGGTTCTTGTTGGTAGAACATCACAAGGTAAGAATCAAGATGGTGGGCCGGGTGATATTACACTAAACGTTAGCGGTGTTCTTTGCACCGAGAATCGTGGTGTTGTAGCAGAACCCTATGAGTCAACAGAAGAAGATATTGATTGGTTCTAAGACCAACATTCCTAGCGGTAGTAGTGTCCGTCAAAGGGGTGCAAAGCCCCTACAAAGGTGATTTAAATGAAAAGCATGTTTAAAATAGAAAACGGAATAATACATGGTAGCAGTTATGCTACTTTGTTGAGAACTGTCGAGTTTATTACTTGGCGACTCAATGAGGATTCTGGTGAGTATTGGATGAAGTTCCATGTACCATCAGGTAAAGAAATAAGAATTAAGGTCAATGAAGAAGACCTACGCAGTATATTGAATGATTGGGCGGAATATGAATTAAAATTAGAATTAGGTGACGAAGATGAGTTGGACTACTGAGAATAAAGGAGATGCAGTTAAAGCAGAAAAGATTGCTCACGCAGAAGAAATTGACTTTGGTAAGGAGCAAGAAGAATGGAACAAGCAATATGCTAAGAAGTTCCTAAAGAAGAAAGATAAAAGAGCCAGACTAGTATTAGGTATATGGGGTAAGCCTAAGACTGGTAAAACTGGTTTATCACTTGACTTCCCAGACAAGACAATATATGTTCTTGATTGGGATAGAGGTGTTGAATCCACATGGAGAGAACACCACGATTCTACTGATAGGATTCAAATCCATTGTCCTATCAATAGAGATAAGAGAAATGTTATTGACATAAACAAGTCTGAGAAAGAGTCTTTGATGTTCATTAACATGGTTAGGCAAAGAATACAAGAGGGAGAAAACCCTGTGTTTGTATTTGATGGCGTTGATACTTACTTCAACTCCTGTCTGCTAAAGGTCAATAATGACCCGACCAAAGTAACGAAGGTTATGCCTTGGCAGTACGGTGAAAGAAACAAGACTTTCAACTTCATGATGGAAGCAGTTTATTCTCTTAATTGTGATGTGATATATATTACTCACGAAAAGGAACAGTACATTGACAATACTGTTGTAGGTTTTGTCCCTTCATGGCAAGATTGGGGTGGCAAACTAGAACAGGAAATTAGATGTTATAGTAGAGAAGACAAAGGGGAATTAAAGTATTTTGCTAAACTAATTGGTAGTAGAACCAAAGGTAATCTTGTTGGTACTACATGGACGACTAGGGATGGAAAACCACCTAATGTAGTTTGGCATGGTATTACTGAACTACGAGATGGTGCAATATGAATGTAAAATTTACAGTAAATAAGAAAGAGTTTGAGTCGGCATTAAATGCCGTCACATTGAAAGGTAAGTACAAGAGTTCACACTCTTCTAAAACCGCAGTCATTAGTAATGATGTAGCCGGAGCGATAAGCGATGATGGCACTTCATTGACTTTGACAAATGCTAGTGATACAATGGCTGCAATGTGTAGCGTTGCTATTACTGACATACAAAGAAGTGGTAGTCTGTCAATGTTTATTTTTGAAGTAGAGAGAGTACAGAAGTATCTGAAGACTTTCAAGTATGATGATATGCATGTTACGATTACTGCTTCTAATGTTATTCTAAAGACAGAATCACAAAGAGCGCAGATACCGTTGCTAGTAGAGCATTCGGGTATTACTGCTATCAGTAAGATTGTTGCTATGGAAATCAATCATGCAAGTGATGAGTTTCCTACGTTTGGTAGAACCACGTTTGAAACAAAGATAGCAGTAGAAGGTAGTGTTCTAGCAGATGCTATCAAAAACTGTGCGATTGTAGGTACTGCAACTTACAGGTTGAATGTTGGTGACGGAGAGTTTAGTTTGTCTTCTGTCAACTTTCATCAAACTGAGAATTACAAGGTTACAATACCTGTGATTTCTTGTGAAGGTGAAGACTCAACACTAGAGTTTTCAGCACCACTAGACAAGTTTTGTTCTGGTGTAATGTACCTTTACTTGAAAGACGATGCTCCAATACTACTATGTGGAGCAGATAGAAAGTTAATAGTAGCACCCTATATTAGAGGATGATATAATGATAATTACTGCAATAGATAATGCGAATAAATTTGTTCTTAGATGGAGAGATGAGAACAATAAAAGATTAGAATCGGAAGTAGGCTATGCAGACTTCAATCCATATTTTTACATCTTAGCAAATGAAACAGAACGCTCCGGTGTTAATATCACCGAGTATGTAAACGGTAGAAAGGATTCGTTTAGAATCAATCTTAATTATACTGTTGATGGTTCTGTATCTCTTGATGGTAGGGCTTTGAAGAAAGTGACATGGACTCCACCAAGACCCGGATATACTAGAGAACTTCGTAAGCAATGGTCTGAAACTTTTGAGGCAGACGTACCCTTTCATTATCGGTACGCCATAGATTGTTTAACAAACCTACCAGAATATAAACTAAGAAAGTTCTATTGGGATTTAGAGTGGCAACAACGTGGCCCCCATGATGGTGCTATTACTTGTATTTCATACTATGATAATTATTCAAAAGAGTCTAAGGTATATTGGTGGCAACCTGATTCTATTAATAGAAAAGTGAAAGGACACTCAAAGCCTTTTGATTCTGAAAGAAAGATGTTGTCTGCCTTTGTTGATGATATAATTGACAAAGACCCTGATATGTTGATTGCTTGGTTCGGTTCAAAGTTCGACCTGCCTAAGTTAATAGAAAGACTACAAGAGAATGGTATTGACCCAAGAGCAATATCTCCTTGTCATGATGTGAAAGGAGTGTATTATTCTGATGGTGTTAAACTGAGTAAATCAGTTAAGAACTATACTCCTATCGAGCAACCAGTTAGAGGTAGGCTTATTCTAAATCTTGACTTGGCGTTTGAAAGACAATGGAATGATGCACAACGAGGAACACTACCTTCTTTAGCATTGGACTATGTATCTGAGAATGTTCTTGGTGAAAAGAAACTAGTTAGTGAAAGGTTCCCAGATAAGAACCAATTCTTTTCTAGGGGATGGTTAGAAGATACTCAAAACTATCTTGACTATGCAAAGAAAGATGTTGATTTGATTGTAAGAATAGATGAAGAAAACTATACTTCTGAGGCTATACTTTCTCTTCAACGTTTGATTGTTGCTCCTTTTGATGCTTGCTTCTATGCATCAAATATGGGTGGTATTTACTTCATGCGTAATGCTACTTGGAAAGCACCGACAGGAGATAAAGAAGGTGAAAGGATTGAATATGAAGGGGCTATGATTTACAATCCAGAATCAGAAGGAACAAACGGACTACACTTAGGAGTGGCTGCATTTGATTTTGCAGGTCTATATCCTTCTATGATGATAGCAAGAAATATATCTTGGGAAACTAAGTCTACTGAACCAACTGAGTTTGGTGTTAATGTTTTGATACCAAGAGATTTCAGTCCTGTTAAGTTTGAGGATTGGAAGTATTATAGAACAGATGAATTAGGTCTTCTGCCAAAAGCAGTATTAGACTTGAAGAAACTAAGAACAGAATATAAGAAGAGAATGTATATGGCAAAAGAACCTTCTGAATATGCTAAGTGGAATAACAACCAGTTAGCAGTTAAGAGATTGATGGCCTCCTTTTATGGAGTGGTTGGCTATCAAGGATTTGGTTGGGCTGATGTTGATTTGGCTGCTAGTATAACTGCTAGTGCTAGAGAAGCAATTAGAGAGGCTGCGTTTAAGGTGATGGAATTATGAATAGAGAAGATAAAATATTCTATGGTAGAATGTCATTCTACATTACTGGTACTATTGCCTTTGTGGTTAACTCCATCAATGTAGGATGGTGTCAGATATGAAAAATAGAAGGGCATGTAGATGGTGCGGTGCTATACATCCTTTTGGTTTAGATAGAAGATATAAGTGTGGTGAATGTAAATGAAGGTGGTGTACGGACATACTGATTCTATCTATGTTCAAATGCCTATGGAGCAAGCAGAAGCAACTCTTCAATTATTAAATAACCATGTTAGGCAGAAGTTTCCTAATCTGTTAGAATTAGATGAACATCCTGTAACATTAGAGTTTGAGAAATACTATCAATCTCTAGGTGTGGGTATGACTAAGAATAGAAATGCAGGTTTGATATCTTGGAAGGATGGTAAATACTTAGAGGAGCCAGAATTTGTAATGACTGGTTTTACTGCTAAGAGATTATCAATTACCAAACTAGCAAAGGAAACTCAAATGAGTATTCTAAAGATGTGGGTTGGTCAATTCACCGAGGCAGAAATAACAGGGATGCTAAAGAAAGCATACTATGCAGTTCTCGAAGGTAAAGTTCCAGTGGAGTACCTTATTAACAGAAGTAGATTTAGACCGGAAAGATTGACTTACAAATGTAAAAACTGTAAAAAACAATTATCAATACAAGATTGTCTTAATGCCCACAAAGAGGCACAAAGAGATAGTCATGATTCTTGTTGCCCTAAATGTGGTCAGCCTCTTGAGGTAGTGACACAAGAGGGTAGAAGACCTAGTATTGGTTCTGGCATTGAGGGTGTTATTTGGAATCACCAAAATGAAGAAAACAAGATAGATGATTCATATGTATTCCTTAGAGTAGCAGATGATGTTCAAAGAGCAACATACGTTAATCCAGTAACAGGTGTTAGGAAAAGACCCTCTTACATTTCTGCATCAACAATAGAAGAGTTGGAGGAACACAAGGCGGATTTACCGCACTATGCAGAATCTATAATAAAGAAAGCCGAGCCAATTTACAGGGCAATGGGTTGGAGTCTTGACCCTATCAAACGAGATTCAAAACAAAAGACATTAGATGAATGGTGGTAATAATGAGAGAATATACATATCAATGGAATGTAGAAGATGAAGAACCTACTTTGAAGATAACAAAATCTTCTTTTGGTTCATTTCAATGGTGTCCTAGAAAATACGAGTTTTCGTATATTGAAAGGCTACCGCAAGATACAACTGAGGCTATGATTAAAGGTACTGCGGTACACAATAGTAGAGAAGATTTCTTTGATATATTCGATGTAAAGAAAGCGGAGAATATGTCAAATGACGAATTAGTAGATTACAATATGGGGCTACACCCTATTGACGGATATACCGATATATACAGGAACATATCAGTCTTTGAGGCTAACAGATTCATGGAAGCCAAACAAGCAAACAAATTAGAGAGTTATCTTCCTGTAATAAACGAAGTTAAGTTAGATGCTGAGTTATTTATTCCACAGGACTTGAATCCTAAATGCGTCTTGGAGCGTGACTATACAGTTCACCTACAAGGTATCATAGATAGGATGTTCATTGAAGATGGGGCTTACATACCCATTGAATTGAAGACTGGCCCTTGGAAAGATTACAAGAGAACAAGCATGAGAAAGGAATTGTCCTTCTACAAATTACTTGTAGATAATGCACCTGATGATGTATTACAGAATGCAGGTATAGATAGGGACATTCCTATTACTCATTGGGGATGGTACTATCCTGTATCTAATTATATTGAAACTGAGCCTGTTAAACAGACCAGTATCAATGCAGTAATGAGAGGCATCACTCAATTGATTAAGGCATATGAAGATAAACACAATGGAGGAGAACAGTTTCCTACAAAGTATTACTTCAAGACCTGTCAGCATTGTAGTTTTATGCCTATATGCGATGCAGCACAATCCGAGGCATGGTGATAATATGTTAAGTGAAAAGATAAAAGAATATTTGAGAGATAAAACTTGGAGTTTTAATGAGATAACAAACATAACGGAAGTTATAGATGAGTTAGCAGATACAACCTATGGTGACTTAGATGCAAAATCTAAAGTTGATTTACTATGGGACGTTGATATAGAAGAGGGACTAACCTTTGGTCAATTTTTTCAAGGCTTAGTTAAGAAAACACTAAAATCAGAAATAGCAATAATAGTGAAAGCAGAATTAGATTCTGCTATAATAGAATTTAAGGTGAATAAAAATGAAGTTTCCGAGAGAAGTGTGGGCGGGGAGTCACATAAAGAACGCTCCACAGATGAAAAGACTAAAGATAAACAATAAAGATGAATTCGTAGTATGGGTTAATGCATTTAATGGTAAGATGAATTGCTATACATCTGTATATGATTTTGGTAAATATGCTGAAGATGCAGCCATTGATTCTACTTGTATCAAAGACAGAATGTTTTTAGATTTTGATGCACACGATGAGCCATTAGAAAATGCCTACTACGATTGTATTAGAGTATGTGATGTTTTATTAGAACAAGATGTATTCTTCAATATGTATTTTAGTGGTAAGGGTTTTCATATGATAGTTTATGGAGAACAGGCTGATGATATCAGAAGCATTCAGTCGTATTTCACCACGCTTACTCCTATTGCTCCGACTTTGGATAGGAGTGGAATTCAAGTTAAGAGGCTTCGTAGGATTCCTAACACAGTTAATCTTAGTAGCGAAGGCCCGTACTTCTGTATTCCTATCACAAGAGAAGATTTAGATTCAGGTCTAGACTCAATACTTGAAAAGGCAATGAAGGGTAATCACCCTCAAGTTAGGTATGGAAGTAAGTTAGTTCAATGGCCGAAAGTAAAGCCGATAGAAATGAGTGACATTGAAATCAATGCACCCAAACCTGTTGGCGAGTTACCAATACTACCATGTTTACACAATGCAATTATGGTAGAGAACCCCGGACATTATGCAAGAGTGTATCTAACACAATGGTATAGAGATATACTTACGATGAGAGAAAGACACATTAGCGAAGAAAAGAAAGCGGAAGTGATGGAGATAATAATAAATGAATTCAAAGCAATAGCAGACAAAGAAGACATATGGTTAGATTGGGATGAAAAGACCACTAGGCATCATGTCAAGTTTGTAGTTGATGGTGGGTATCATGCTCCTAGTTGTAAAGACAAATTGATTCCGCAGGGTTATTGTCCCGGTAAGTGTTGGAGGTATTGCGAGTGATATGCGAGCCATTAGAACATGAATGGGAAGTAGAAGAAGTATCTGGTAATAAAGATATATACAAAGGAATAGTGATGAAATTGAGATGTAAGAAATGTAATGCATATTTGAAAGGAGAGATAATAACATGATTGATGCACATGATATAATGTATTTAGCAAGGCTAATGTTTTATCTATCTATAACGGCATATATTACAAACGAGTTATTGTTGGTGGTACTATGAATAAGTTGATAATAGACAGTAGAGAAAAGTCTAATCTATCTGAGTTCATCATTTCAGAAGCAAGTAGAATGAATATACTTACTGAGAAACAATGGATAGAGATAGGCGATTATGTTTATCAAGATGTATGTTTTGAAGCAAAATCTACTATTGATTTCCTACAATCTGTATTCAATGGAAGGTTGTGGAATCAAGTAGATAACATGGATAGACACTATGAATATAGTATAGTAATAATACACGGTTCGTTACATCAGGTTATGGCATATCCAAAATATGTTAATATGGAAATAAATGAACAACTACTCAAACACAAATTCTATGGTGCAATTGGTAGACTTACATTAGATACTGATTGTAAAGTGTTTTGGGTAGAAAGCCCTCAGAAGGCAGCCAAGATAATTACAACAATATGCAAGATGAGGCCAGTCAAAAGAAGTGTGATTCAACCAACGTTGTTGAAGAGGATTACAACTGATGACTTGAGATTAGATATGCTATGTACCATCAAGGGAGTTAGTAAATCTAAAGCAAAGAAAATTATAGAAAAGTATGGTTCTGTTATGGAAGTAGGAGAATCAAATGTAAATGAGTTATCCTCTATTGATGGCATAGGCCCAACGATAGCAAAGAGGATAATAGACACACTAAATAGTGAAGAGAAAGTGGTAGTATGAATTGGAGTGAAACTAATTATAATGAATATGAAGACGAACTGTATTACAGTTTCGTAGATGATAATACAACGACAGAAAGCAATAAATTGACATTGCCAAAGATTGTAGAAAAGTGGACTGCTGATGCGGTGTTGGCATCTAATTACAATGATGTACCCGCAGCGTTAGCGTTCTTTTCTGTATTAGGTCAATTGTGTAAAGATATGATTGCTATCCCTAGTAACTTGAATGTTGATGATACTCGCATTCAGTTCCTTTGGATGCAAACATCAGGAACAGGAAAGTCAACATTGACTAATTGGTTCCTACCAGTATTGAGATTAACATTCGATACTATCAATGAAAAGCATGGTACTCATTTTGATATCTTTGATATTACAGATTATACCGACGCTGCGTTGATTGGTTCTTATGAGAAGAGAAGAGAAGAAGTAGAAGATGATAACGGACAAATGAGAAGGATGGAAATTGATGTTCAAGTTCCCGGCCAGTTAGAAGGTGAAGGAATGGCTATGTGGGATGAGTTTGAGTATTCAGGTATATTCAAGCAAAGTCAACATAAAGAACAAGCAATCGTATATCTAAATACATTCATGAATACTCTATGGGGAGAAACATGGGTTATCAGTAAGAAACTAAAACAGGGAGAAGACCCTATCATTTGTAAGTGTAGACGTTCTGTATATGCTACTACATATATCCCAAAGGAATTGACTACTGTAATTACTGAGAAAGGTGTACTTCAAAGGATTCTGATATTTATCTATGAAGTACCCCAACATCAGCAGAAGCAAATGAGAAGACAGTTAATCAAAGATTGGGGAGTTGTTGGTAATAGAGCATTACCTAAAACAACTTACGCCAAAAACTTCTTGACACTATATGATACTCTAAAAGAAAGATTTGATGATGTAGGTCAAGACCCTCTAAAGACTATGAGGTTCAGTAAGAATGCAAATGACGCTTTAGAGAGAGAATGTGTATTAATGGAGAAATACATTGAAAGCAGTAGAATAGAAGTGTTTCAATCTGTTGAAACTTTCATTAACAGAATGCTTAAACATATTCAAAAGATGGCTATATTGTGTGCAGTAGCAGAAGCCCCAAGTATATCTGATAAAGATAAAAGGTTCATTGTTACGCAAAAAAATGTACTTCAAGCATCCTCTCTAATTAGGAAGTGCTATAAGTCCCTCGTATCTTGGCTTGATGAAAGCCTACGGGAAGAGAAGAAGGGTCTGGAAGAAAGAGCCAATATAAGTGTCTTTAAAACGGTTTATCGTGAATTGAAAACTAAAGACGGATGGGTTAACAAGAACGTTCTATTCCAAAAGGTTAGAGAGAAGACAAAGAAAGGACAATCAACACTATACAAATGGTGGGGCAAGATTGAAGAATATTTTGAAGAAGATAAAATAAACAGGGTAGTTTATGTAAGATTATTGGAGGACAAGAAAGATGGTGAAGTGGGAGAATAAATTTATGGTGTTCGATGCGGCCAATGGCCCTAAGAACGTGATAGATAACCTAAATACAGAAGGAGAGCAAGGTTGGGAGTTATGTTCAATTGTATCTGTTGGTGGAGGCGACCATATGATTGCCTTCCTAAAGAGAGCAAAGGACATTAAAATGCCTGACCCTGAAGAAGATAAGAAAGCAAATATTGCTAGACTATGGGGAGGCGGAGAGTGATGGATAAAACTACTAAGCGTTTGATGAAAGCGTATGGTATAAGCCGTTGGTCTTTTCTATGGCGTGGTAAAGGCGATGATTTTGCGGAGTGAAATGTATGTCTGATGTATTAGCAATAGATTTGGAAACTAAGAATTACTCCTATGATATAGGAGGATGGGGTAATACCCATATGTTTCAAGTATCTACTGTATGCACATGGGATGGAGATAAAGGAACAATATACATTGATAAAGCAGTAGATGAATTGAAGAAGTCTAATGTGGAAGTCAAGCCTATATCCCAATTGAAGTTTGACTTAGATGACCATTTGCAGAAAGGGGGTCTGCTTCTTGGTCACAACATTGCAGGTTTTGATTTACCTGTTTTGAGAGATTCACTAGATATATTCTGTATTCAGAAGTATATCAACAAGAGAGCCTATATTGACACAAGCCGTGAAGTAAGTAGTGTTATGGGGGAAAGGTATAGTCTGAATAATCTAGTGACACATACTTTAGAAGATGCTAAGATAATGCATAGCGAAGATGCACCTAAAGTTTGGAAAGCAGGTGGCTATACAGAAGTAGCAGAATACTGTTTGAAGGACTGCGAATTAGTATTTGACTTGTGGAAGTATGGAATAGATAACGGAGTTGTAAAAGGCTTCGATATGAACGAAGAAGAAATGAAAGAGATTGAGGTGAACTGGTGAGTACAATAGAATGGATAGTATGGATATTGTTTCTAATGGCAGTATGTCTGTTATTCTTTGCAGCGTTTAGTGGAGATAGAGTTTCCAACCAAACGATTGAAGAATACATGGATAATCTAATGGCAGAAGAACAACAAGACTGGGGCGGAAATAATCGTGGCTCTTAGAGAAACGTGTTCCGCTTGCGGGCAAGATACGATACCTAGAAGAATTCTAGGTTTTTATGTAGGTTCTCCGCAAAGGGTCAAGATTTGGGAATGTAGAGAGTGTAACTTTCTATGGTCTGAAAAGGTCTTGCCCTTTGTGGAGGCCAACTCTAAAAAATTTGGCAAAATGCAAAATTGACAAATTACGTTTTTATTTTGGGCTAAAAAACGGATTTGGCTCAAATTAATTTATTCATGGGTTTTTGACCCACTACAAATAATGAAACGTCCGGTTCTAGGCTACTAGAGTGTGTTCTACGGGCGTTCTTTTCGTCTGATGTTAATCAGTCCCGCAGGACAAACAAATGCCCTGTATCGCAACCGTGAAGTCTAACTTTTTAGTCCAGACTTTTCCGTACTTCAAATACTCTCAGTCCGTCAGTTTGCGCTAATTAACAGTAACTTATTTTAAGGTCTAAGATTATAAGTTCCTACATCTTTAACAAAAGATGGTTTATCAGGTAATTTACTTCCTAAACTTAATGGAGTGTCAATTGTTTCAGGCCAATCTCTTAATTCTTGTCTGTACCTTACTACTTCCTCTTTCTCTTCTTCTGTATATTGTTCCCATAAATCAGGTAATACATACTTATCAGAATCCCTCAATAATGCATTCCTTACTCTTCTCATCTTATTCCATAGAATTTCCATGCTATTCGTTATGTTGTTAAAGTCATCATCTGCCATTTAATCACCTCTCCACAAAGTATGCTGATATAGTTCCTCTACCTAGATATATTCCTGCTTGATTAGCCGTAGTTGAACGGAATAGAATAACATCACCTTTGTCGAAATCAATATCCTTATCAGCAGTAACAGATATACCGTGTCCATTAGTAGCAACAGTTGCGGTTATATCAGCATTGGAAACTGCTGATTGAGTTGCATTTGCAGCAGTTGCTTTGTATATCTGAACAGTAGCACTGTTACCTGCGGTTTCATTACCATCATTTGCACAATTTAAGTGCATAAACTTCAAAGTGCAATCAACAGGTAATGCAATACCTTCGTTCTTTGCGTTAGTAGAAGGTGCATCTCCTATATCAGCACCATTACCGAAAGACCAATGGAAACCATTTGAAGAACCAACATTCAGTTGCCAGTTACTTTCTTCTGCGGTAATGTAGAAAGAACCAGTAGTAGAAGAACCACCACCACCTGAAGACGCTTCAAGACCAATAGTACCTGCTGAATGGTCGTAAGTCATTACATAGTTATCTTGACCACTACCTACTGTTTGGTCTACATTGAACATGAAGTTACCAAGTGCAACGTTTCCTGTGCCGTTTGGTTGAATTACTATTTTTTCATTTGCACCTTGAGTGATTTTAATTGTTCCAGAGTTTGTTCCAGAGTTTGTGCTTAGAGTTAAATCACCTGTTCCTTGTGTAGTTAAATCAACATCGCTATTGGACTTTCCAAGTGTGGTTCTAAGGGCATTCAACCTAATTAGACTGTTACCATTGCCCGCTTCATCTGCATTGAGATATATATTTGCATCAGCAGTAAATTGATTGTTACCGTTATTCAAGAATGTCATAAACGAATTCGTTTTTGTTCTGTGCTGCAACTTGAAGTCAGTAGAAGCATCACCTACAATTGCCGTATCAGCATAGAGTAGAATATCACCAGTACCATGAGGCTCTATTGTTACATCTGCATTTGAAGCAGATACGATTTTATTTCCATTAACATCTAAATTAGCACCTAACTGTGGTGAAGAATCACCACTTATGTCAGTTAAAAATGCTGAATCATTATTAAACTGAGATAATTTAATTTCATTTATTAGTTTTCTTCTTTCAGCACCATTATCTAGTAGAATCAATTCATCTTGTGAGCCAACAACATCTGCCGTCATGTCTGTAAATTCAGATAAATCAAGACTAATAGTTGGAGTAGAAGTTCCATTTATTACATCTAAACCTGTACCTACTGATACTTGTGTTACTGTACCTGCATTAGTTGTAAAACCTGCTCCATTCGTTAGTTCATTGTTATTTGTTGGAATTTCACTTGTATATGCAATAGTAGAAGCAGTTCCCCAATTTGTATCATCTTGGTCTGCTCGGTAGTGATAGATTCTCTTTGTACTGTTCTTAGCGAATGCTAGTATGTTAGCATCTCCACCTGTATGTCCTGTGAATGTATCTAGTACCAAGACATCAACATAATCAGCAGCGTTAGTGCTTGAACCATCCTCTAATCCTGTCTTTGTTGAGAATCTTCCTGATATTTCTCTAATGGTATTTGCTAAGTCATCAGGAGCAAAGTCCCTAACATCTTGGGTCTTCAGATAAGGAGCGTGTATCGTTCTGAAATCCAAATCGAATGGGTCTGCATCTGAACCCGGAGATATATCAGAATAGTTGATGTCTATACTTGTGTTACCACTGTGGAACTTAACTTCTTCAGCGTTTGATATTGATACCTCAGTACCATCATCATCTTCTAGAACGAAACTCATTTGACTTGTAATAAACCCTGCATCGTTATTGAAGCCTGATAGATTGATATTACCCTTAGTTAGTTTCTTCATAGCATTGTTAGTATCTACTACCGCAAAGAAGTCACCATCTCCATCTGATGTAGACGTAGTTAATTCTGATAAGTCAAGATTTACTGCATTGGAAGTTACTGATATACCTGTACCATTTCCTACTGCTAGTGAAACACCGCCAGATGAGCCACCTCCCGTTAAACCTGCACCTGCGGTTACACCAGTTATATCTCCTGTATTAGCGTCAACATAACTAAACGAACCATCACCATCTGATTGAATAAGTTGTCCAGAAGTTCCATCACCACTAATATTCAATTGTGTAGCACTAACCGAATTGTCTTTCAATGCGAAAGTTAAATCATATGGGTCGCCATCTGAACCGTTACTTGTATCAGTCCAGTTAATATCAATACCAGTACCTTCAACAAACTTCACTTCTTTACCGTGACTAATTGTAACTTCTGTTCCATCACCGTCTTCTAATTGGAATGTCGTTAATTGATTGGTGTTAGTGTTTGTATCAGTAGATGCAATAGTTATGTTATTAGCATCAGTATGTGTTAATGTAATATTAGAACCTGCTACAAACTTAATGTCTTGAGTACCTGAACCTGCACCACCTTCTGTTAGCCTTAATAATATATCATTAGAAGAATCAACAAACGAAGATGTGTATGTGTTCTGCGTGTTTGTATTAGTTATTGCACCTGTCGCTGCACCAAGATAACCCCATTGTGCTGCGGATATAGTTGTACTACCAATGTTTTCTAACTGCGCTCCTTCTGCTGCGGTTAAGTTACTTAATTCAGTTACTTGTGATATTGCTATTGTTTTATTGGTTAAGGTTTGAACACCCGACAATGTAGCAACTGTGTTATCAATGGCAACAGTTATGTTCCCAGATGAACCGCTATTAGCACCACTAATACCTGTACCTGTTGTTATAGTCTGATTGTTCTCTCCTCCGGCTGCACCACTAACTAATGTGAAATTGTCACCTGCATGATTATATGTCACTACCATGTTATCTTGGTCAGAACCAACAGAAGCATTTGTGAACTTAAGATGACTAGCAAGTATTTGGGCATCTGCTATCTTAGCATCTGTAATAGCATCATTGGCTATTCTTGCAGTACCAAATGTACCACTAGTAATTTTACTGGCAGCAAGATTAGGAATCCTAGCAGTACCAAAAGTACCGGATGTAATCTTTGATGCTGCTAAATTACCTAATTGTGCATTAGTTATTGTTGAATTACTAATTTGTCCCGCTATTGTATCTGCGGTAATTGAACCACCTAATGATGTAGAAGTACCTGCAATTGTTATTGCGCTATTTGATAGTTTAGAATTAGCAATTGAACCTGCTAATTGAGCATTAGTAATACCTAATGCCTTTACTGTGACTGCACCAGAAGATACTGCGAAATCATTTGAATTAAATGATGCAACACCTTTGTTTGATGTAGTAGCATCTTCAGCACTAAATGTAACTGTACCAGAACTCTCAGCAACATCAATACCTTCACCTGCTGCGAATGTTATTGTTCCACCTAATGCAGTAGCAGTTGAGTTAGAGCCATCACTTACGGTAATAGTAGAGTTAGATAGTTTTGAATTTGCAATAGAACCTGCAAGTTTATCATTTGTAATAGCATTATCAGCGATTCTAGCAGTTGCGAATGTTCCTGATGTTATTTTGCTTGCTGCCAAATTTGGTATTCTAGCAGTTGCGAAAGAACCTGAAGTTATCTTTGCAGTATCTAAGTTAGGAATATGTGAAGCAGATAGATTTGCAGTAATATTACCAGTAGCAGATAATGCTATTCCGCCCGATGCTGATATTGCTACTGTTCCACTTGCATTTGGTAGTGTTATTGTTCTATCAGCATCAGCATCACTAGCAGTAAGTTTGACTTCATGTGTATTACCATCACCTGCTCTAAATGCTAATGTGTTATCTTCAACGATTTGTACTGTTTCACTACTATACTTCGTATCTCCTTTAACAGTTAAGTTTCCTTTGATTACAACGTTAGTATCTTCGCCTGAATCTCCTATGTTCAATGTATCATTTTCATTCATTAATGCTAATGATGATATTATGTTATCCTTATCAGTTACATCAGCAGACGCTTCTATATTATCCAGTTTATTCTTTAGTGTGGTTGTAAAGTTATTCTGAGTAAGCCCACCATCTCCAACAGAATATTGAGTGTCGTTATCAGTCCAAGGTACATTGACATACATTTGTCCACTTGATAATTCAACAGGATAGTTCTTACCATTCTCGCTATAACCAATCTTAACTAATCCTAGTGCGCTACTTGTAGCAGTTGAATACGTTGTGTTATTATCTGTTGAACTAATAGTGATTGTATCAGTTCCGGCAGTTGTTGTTATTGTTGTAGCACCTGCTCCTACTAAAGTTAGAGTATCAGTTTTTGAATCGGCTGCAACAGTTGTCTGCCCGCTTACTGCTACATTGCTAAATGCGTTTTGATTTGTTTCTCCACTTGCACTAGATAGTGCGAACCTTCCATCTAAATCAACGGTAACATCAGAAAGACCACCGCTTCTACTTAGTGTCAATACACCATTGCTAGTATTGAATGTAGCATCATCTACTTGTCTATCTGTATTTGCTATTACGCTATTTTCTACAAATGCTTTGATAGATGCTTGTGATGCAGGTTTGGTAGTAGAATTGGAAGCCATATCATTTTCATTAATTATATCAGAAGATATAGAATAATTATTTGCAGTAGTAGTAATTGCACCTGTACTTGAATTGTAGGATATTAATCCTGAACCAGATAATTTACTTCTCACTTGTGCATCAGTTAATTGATTATCTTCATCAGCAACCCAAGATAAATTACCAGAACCATCGTTCTTCAATATAGTATTAGCACCGCCTTGCGCAGCAGGGAGTTTAATATCGTAACTTGATGTTGTAGTAGCATGAGGCTTTAGTGTAACAAAATGAGATTCATCTGAATCAGCGAATGATATTCCTTCTCCTTGAGCATTAACAATAATTTTCTTTTGTGTGGTTACATCTGTATCTTTAAACTCGGCTACTAATACTCTACCACTATTACCCGCAGTAGATGTATTTCCATAAATATGAACTTCTCCATTTGATGCCCTATTTTCTATTGCTACTGTATTGCTATCAGCCGTTATAAAATTTCTTGCCGTACCCCCGGAATCCTTGTATTGTAATACTGCTTCACCACCAGAAGCACCTCCTTCCGTTTGGAAGTCGAATAATATAGAACTTGGCCCAATAGTAACACTAGCGTTAGTCGAATCAACATCTTTGAATAAGAATAGTCCATCATCCTTTTCAAAGACTACATCACCACTACCTACTGCCTTTATTTTGTTTCCATTGACATCTAAATCTCCACCTAATTGTGGTGTTGAATCTGCTGCTAAACTTGCTATTCCACTAGCAGGTAGATTAGTTAGATTTGCACCGCTTATAGCAGGTAATGTTGCCGGGAATCTTGCATCAGGTATTGTCCCTGAATTTAGATTTGATGCGTTTAATGCAGAACCAGTAATGAAACCTGCACCATTTGTCAATTGATTATTGTTAGTTGGTATTGTAGGTTTGTTCTGAATAAATGCATCAGAAGAGTCGCTTGTTTCATTCCAATTTGATTGAACGTTGACTTCTGCTCCATCAGCAGGTAACGTATTAGGGAATACCTTTCCTGTACCTACTAATTCTGATGAAGTAATCTTTGATAATACATTTGTTATTGAAGCACTTTTGAGAGAACCGTCGTCAAACACATACAAGAAGTCTTCTGATGTATTTATACTAGTTCCTAAGTTTGATAAATCAGTAATTGTAGAGGAGGCTGCGTGTTGTATAACAGAAGACTTTGATAATCGGGCATCTGCAAACGTACCTGCATTAATCTTAGATGCGTTTAGATTTGGAACGTTACTAGCAACTATTTCTCCTCTAATTGTAGCAGAAGATTTGTTCTCTACATTTCCTAATCCTACATCTGCTTTTGTTGTTCCTACATCTGAATGAGTAACACCTGCTCTAATTGTAGCGGTTGAATCATTGTCTACGTTGCCTAATCCTACATCAGCCTTTACTAGTCCTAATGCTCCTTTAGCAACTGTAACTGCTACCCAATTTGCAGAGCCTACTGCTGATGCTCTATACATCTTATTATCATCATTTGAGTCTATCCATATATCACCAATCGCAGTAGCAGTAGGAGCGTTATCAGAAACAAATGTAGTTACTTGTGCTTGATTCAAAACATTGCTAAGTCCAACATTTGCCTTGGTAGTACCTGCTCTTATTGTCGCAGTAGAATCGTTATCTACATTACCAAGACCAACATTCGCTTTTGTGATTGTGACGTTGCCTGATAGAGCATGACCGTTAACTGTTGTAGTGGTAGGTACTTTACCTGCTAATGATTGAATTAATCCACCCGATACGCTACTATCCAATAGATAGTCTTCTAATTGTGCTAGTGTGTCAATAGCGTTAGAGTCTGCTCCAAGTAATGCATCTATTTTGGCTGCTGCCTTTCCTTCAATGTATGCATCTGTTAATGTATCTGTTCTATTCTTTGCAGATGTTATATCATTAGCCTGTTGTGTAGTAATTCCTACTTTTGAAGTATTAGTAGACACCGCACTCTCTAAGTCGCTAATATTTGGTATTGCTATTGTACCAGTAAATGTAGGATTGTCCAGATTTGCTTTTAGATTCAAAGCAGTTTGTTGTGCAGTAGAAACAGGTTTAGCAGAATCAGCAGTATTATCTACATTGCCTAAATTCACATCTCCTTTAACTAATGCTAGTTGTGACTTTACTTCTGCTATGCTTCTACCTTCTAAACCAGAACTAGTAAATCTAGCAAAGTCACCATTTTGAACAGAAGCATGGTCTACTTTTACTGCATTGGTGTTTGATATCCCAAACGTAAGTGAGCCTTGTACTCCTGTTGTTTTAGCAAGTGTTACTGCGTTATCAGCAATCATGCCAGTAGCAACAGTTTGTGAATCTCCTGTTGTAACTACTGTGCCTGTTATGCTTGGAACAGTTACAGTTTTGTTTGAACCTGATGCATCTGTAAATGCTAATTTAGTATGGTAAGCGTTTGATGTGTTATATGAATATATATCTCCATCAGTTTTTACCTCGAATCTCTTTCTGAAATCACCGCTATTTTCATCACCTGCGGTTAAGGTGTTAGTAGTTTTCTTTATTCCAACATACTGTATTTTTCTTTGAACTGCCGTTCCTGTTCCTTTTGCTATCTGAACAACACATATTGGAATATCACCATCTGTAAGGTCGGCAGTTTTAGCGGCTGAAGAACCTAAAGTATTCGTTCCTCTAAATGCTATTGCACCACTAGCGTTTATTACAATAAAACCATACCAATCATATGAGGAAGCACCTGTGAAGTCTGTACTGCTTTTATCGCTTTGCGCTCCTAATGTTTTATACTCTCCTTTATCGAAGTAACCTCCGGCAGTTATATCGAATGTTCCATCTGATTGAGATGTAACTTGGAACCCATGTGCAATGAACGAACCTGCATCAGCAGTATTCAATGCTTTGATAATACCGCTATGTAGGTTATCAATGCCGTCTTCCAATTGGTCGCTAGTTGTAGGTGCAACCTTCAATGTACTAATAAAGCCTGAAAATTCTGTCATTAGGGAATCACCACCCTAAAAGTGAAACTTAATGTTTCATTTGATGCTAACGGGCCTATGCTCTTAAAGTTGACTCGGCTCAACATGTTGCCTCCACTAGAGGCATCAAATACACCCATTTCTGATATTACATTGGATAATAGTTCTGCACCTGTAAAGGTGATTGTATAGACTATTGTATTACCAACGACTTGTTTAGAGTCAACTGCTTTTCTAAAGATTTCATGGTCTAATGTATTTTGACTTGTTGAAGTATCATCACCACCATCACCTACTGCAATATGACCGAAACCATTTGTTCCAATCAATAAATCGGCCGTTTTGTTTTTACCTGCATCTGTTATCATAATTCAATTTCCTCCGTTGTAACAACATCACTCCCTGCGTTCATTGGTGTTGACCAACCTATTAAGGTTGCCCACCCTAATGTTGTTCCTGTGGGAATGGCTCTTTGTGATATTAATGAAACTTCATCTATACCAACCTCTTCAAACAAAGATTTACTGGTTACTTCAGCAGTAACGTCCTTTGTTAATAATGTGGAAAATCCTCCTTTTCTTTCTATATTCATTTCAGCGAGTCTTTCCGCTATTGTCTTATTAAACGTACCAACAGTTATTTTACTGATAGCAGACATAGCATTCTCTATTTCATATACAATATAGTCATCGGGGGGAATGTTGTGATTAGGGAAGTTAAGTGTGATTAAATCACCGGGTTTCATTAATTTCATTTCATCCTTTCTTTCAATCTCAATAGTTACTTTTGTTGTCTTAGCATTGTGTAATGCCAGAAGTTGTTCTGCCTTTACTTGTGCTTCTTTAGAATATTTGATGTTAGAATCAATATGCGTCAAAGTCCTAGTATTTTTATCGGTAGGCATTTCTGTTGTGGCTTTTACATTATCTCCTATCACAACTACCTTGTTGGCCCTATCAAAGAGAGATGTGTTGTTTTCTGCACTTATCAGATTTTGACCATCTCTGTATCTAAGTGAAAATATTCTTCTCGATGAGTAATCATCAATATCTCTAATCTGAATTTTCTCTCCTTTGAATACATACTCTAGTCCTTTCTTTGATGCTAAGAAATTGACTGCGGTAAAGACATCATTTTCAGCAAACCTTGTATTGATTATAAATGGCCTTCTTGTGTATTTTACTAGTTCCTCATATTGTTGTGGAGTATAGAATGTATCAACTGTGCTATCGCTATCATAGTCAACATCATCTAATGTTAGTGTAGTAGTGCCTTGACCTGATGCTACCAGACCGATGAGTTTGCCATCTTGATTGTATAATGTATCTCCATTTGCTATTACATCAGTTGCTACTGCTGACTGTAAAGTGATGTTATTTCCAGAAGTACCACTAACAATAGCACCTGTGAATGTTAGGTTTCTCTCGCTATCATCCACTTCTATATCGTTCTCATTTAGGATTTCATTAATAGCGGTTTCAGCATCTAATCCTATTGCCATAGTAGTTCCTATGTATGCTCTTTCCACATCATTTTGTATTGGAGTGTTTGTTGTGATTGTAAATGCTTTACCAAAGGAAACTACACCATTTCCTGATAGTGTTCCTTCATAGTCAAATCTTAGGCTTTGACGACCAGTAGTGGTATCTTTACTGACAGTAATGTTCTTTCTAGTTGTGGTATGTCCATCAGTTATACAACAATCAATGACTTCTCCGTTGTTGAATAGTTCTAGGCTTTGATTTACCAAATCTATATTCTCTACCATTTTATTATCAGAGTCTAAGTCGTCATCAACATCGAGTAAGACATACATCGAAACTATTCCTTCTCCTGTAAAGTTGGATGTGTTTGCACCCATTGTTGCAGGTTCTCCTGTATCTAATCTAGTTGCAGTATCATTGTATTGGAGTCCTGTATGTATTTCCTTGTTGAATTCAATAAAGCCCGGAGTTTCATCAAACGTAGTTTCTGATACTCTCATCAATCTATATCGTTGGTTTTGAGTAAAATTAGCATTCAATGTTAAAGTATGAACTGCGTGTGTACTACTATCATTTACAGTATGTGAAAGTATTTTCAATGTGTCTTTACCATCACCTAGCCGAACTAGATAATATCCAGTTAGGTTAGGAGCATAGTGAATCCAATTATGTGTATTACTTGCATTCATTGTAATTGTAATTGTTGTGGTTTCTGAACTTTCTCCTAACTTAGATAAATCTGTTCTAATTGTGGGTTTGATTATCATCTGTGTTTGATATAACTCGCCAGTTGTACTTGGAGGGCTATTATGGTGTAGTTTACCTATTTGGGCAACAGCATCATCTTCACTAATAAAAGGTGCTTGTTTAGTCTTAGTTCCTATGTATGCAACGTTTGGGCTACCCAATTGGTCTATTCTCATATTACGGCTATGTTGTTGTCTATCTTCCGACGAACTTACATTTTCTTCATAGGCATTGTAATTAGTTTGAGTATCTAATTCTAATAGAGATGAGGTTGTAATGATATCCCTTTGATTACTACCCTGTGATTCTTTTATTGCTCCTCTAAAATGCTTGAATACTCCTATGCAGTTATCATACAGATGCGTACTTCTGGCTGCTTTGTATTGGTCTGGACTAGGATAATCATCAGAAGTATCGCCATCGTCATCATATGTTGTGAATGTCTGCATTTGTAATGCGTTTATTATTCTAGAGTAATGCCAATATTTGATTGCGTAGTCTTGTTCATCTTGACTGCTAGTGCCATCACCATCGAAGTCTAATGCCCAATCTCCTTCTGAATGATATGGAGAACGTCTAAAGTTATCATTGTCGCCAGAACTACTTCCATTATGATTAAATATTTCAGGTATAATTGGTAGGAAAATATTGTTAGGAATAAATGGATTTACTGAAGCGTTGTTAAGTAACCCTGAATGTAATTTATCAACGTGTTCAAAATAGGCATCTTTGTTTATATGACCATAAGTAAGATAGACTGCAAGATGCCTCATGTCGTTAGCATTACTTAGTGAGTCTAATCCAAAACCATCATCTGTCAACATATCGAATACTCTTACATTTGCTTTGAATACAGAAGTAGATGTAGTATCTTGGAATACAGTTACTTGTGAACCTTGTATTACACCAGAACCATTAGTGGATATAGTTGCATATCCAGTACCGTTTATTCTAGCAACAAGACTACCATCTGATGTTTTGAAGAACATATCTCCTTCTTTGAAATTTCTTACTACTGCCCCACTACAATTAATCTGATTAGTAGACGCATTTCCAGCATTGTTTGTTGCCATTGTAAATCCTAATGATTCTGGTGTCTTCCATCTTGGATATGAGAAGTTGCTTATCTTAGGTACTGTATCTATATCCTGTAAAGACTCAGCATCAATAGGAGTAAAGTGCCAATCAAATGTAGCCTCTACTAATCTCATTACTCCAAATCTCTTGATGCTTGTAGGTGTAGTAGAAGAGGAATTTATTTTGTGGATATTGTAGTTGGACTCACTTGCTAACGATTGGAAACTACCACCTGTGTAATTAGTGTGACCAATGCTAGAAGTGTCTTTCTGTCCTGTTTTTTCTGTCAATAAACCATAATTAGTAAAAGCACTCGATTGGAATAGACTATTGTATCTTAATTTAGATTCTGGATATAAATCTCCGACACTTAGCAATTCATATTTTTTGGTTCTAAAGTCCTTTTGTTCCACATCTCTAATTGATGTAGTTGCTACTGATGTTCCGGTTCTTGTTGCAGGGAATTGTTTCGGCAATAGAGTGAGTTTGTCGCTACCTGTATAATTATCATCATGGAAGTTACTCCCAAGAATAGGCTTGTTGCTAGTGGTCACATAATCTGTACTGTTAATTGAGCCATCAGCGTTTATTCTATATGCAGATGCATATCCCATAATCTTTTGATTTCTAGGGGAGTCATTCAAAACAGATGTGAAAGTTTCTTTCAGTTCGCCCGGATTCACTCTTTGTATTGGGTTGTATTTGAATGCCTTACTTGAAACATATTCTGATGTGTTATCGCTCTTGAGAGTATGAATGAATCCCGACTTTGGAATGTTTCTGTTAACCAAATACAGATTGCTATTCGCAGATGTAAATGTGCTATCTGAACTATTATTCTCTATGCTACCTAGAACTATTGGAAATGTAGGAGCAAGAGTGACTGTGGTTAATCCGTCTTGTGAAACACTATCTAATACATTGAAGTATGTAGATGTAGAAAGGCTATGTATAGAACTCAATGTTGTAGACACTTCGCTTTCTAATCCTATTTTGAATGCAAACTTAGAATCCTTTGCTCCGATATTGTTTGTATCTATGATATCAAAACCAAGAGAATTATCTATATTGTAACTTCCAGATGCAGAAGCATATGCTAAATCTGCATAGGTAATATTAGTTGTTATTGGGCCAGTACCACTATCATTAAATTTGACCTTTTCTCCATCTACAAAGACTACTCCTTTATCTCCTATTGAAGTGAAGTCGGTAGGCGAAGTAGTAAGCGTTGGGTTTGCTGAAAGTGCTTTTATTCCTGTGATGTATGTGCCTGTATCTCTTCTGTATAACTTAACAGTAGCCCCGCTATTCACTTGTGTTTCTGATATGTTTGGACTTCTGAGTGTAATAGTATAATCCCTATAACCACTACTAATAGCAACACTACTTACCGCACTTATTTCACCAAGCAAATTACTGCTACTATCCATCAGAACATCAAATGGTTTAGGTATTATTCCCAAAGCATATTGAGCATCAGTTATTCTAATTTCTGTTCCTGTTCCTGTGGCAGTTAAGTTACCATCAATTGTTACATTGACAGTATTATCTAACATAGGTGAAAGAGTAGAATGAATAATATCATTGGTATGGTTCAAGTTCTTATTAGTAGTATTACCAAGCAGTTTCGATAGTTTATCTCTACCTGTTATCTCATAAGTGACCATACCATTCTTGTTCTGTGAATTGATATCTTCAACACTACCATTGAATACTTCTTCATCAATAGCATAGTTGCCGGATAGGTAATACAACATGGATATTGGAGTTGTCTGATAATATTTCTTACTTGTAAAATCAGATGACAATTTGATTTGCTTATGTACTGAATCACCATAATCAATATCTATTTGATGGTTAACAAATTCTGGACTAAGTAATACTAGTTTGTTATCATTCAAAGAAGCATTTGTTTTGCTGATTGTGTTCCCATTTATAGTGAGTCTTTGGAAAGTATTGCTACCATATACTGCTTCTGTATCTATTGGAAATGTCCCTTTGAGAGAGCCATTCCATGCTCTAATATATGCTATTTCATTAGAGAATGAAGGCATTGATGATATGTCATTCCATGTCGCTTCACTATCAGTCTTTATCTTATTTACAGTTATATCCTGTACTCTAACTCCACCTACAACCGCAGGGGCAGTAAAGGCTGAAATAACATAGTAATTTTTTGCTACTCGTATCAAATCATTTACCTTTAGGAAATCATCATTTCTCACATCAAAAAGTTCTGTGATTTCGTTCAGTCTAATTTTGTTTCCTGTTATGCTAGTTACAGTAAAGGGTAGTTTGTATGTATTAAGAGCAGACGAATGTAATGTGTTTCTTACTGTAAAGGAATGGTCTTCTTTGAGTTTTAGATGTTGTATTCCTGACATATCGAATACTTTCGCTCTTGCTATCTGGCTCATTTTGTTTCGAGGGAAATTAACTGATGCTTCTAATACAGGGTCTACTATGTTGTTCTTTAGGTTAGAAGACTTGTAGTATAGGTATCTGCTTGGCCCTGTAAAATTACCATGATTGAATCTATATGTTCCTGTTG